GTGCGCCCTGTTGGCGCACACCTCGGTTTAAACACCCGATCGACTATGATTCCACCGGCCTGATGCAGATGGTTCGATTGCTAGTCCTTTTCTCGCAACACTTGGCTAATGGGCAACCATTGATCAAACTGTACATGCGTAGCTTCCGATCGGTTGCTATGCGTGCGCAGAGTTCTCGTTGTAGTTGTACAGCAGGAATAGTGTTGGTTTCTTGTGATGTAGCATTCATTGTTTGTTTAGGCTTCAGAGAGATCAAAACTTCTCTGAAATTGTTATGTGGCGTTCACCCAAGATCATCGTTACACCAGCTCGAACTTTGTACTTTAATGCTTACCACTCTCAGAGCGGCGAGCCGTACTCTAGTTCGATGATGCCTGGTATCGACAGCAGCTATCAGAGCTTCTTCGAAACACTCAGCGATGATCCGGATAAGCGTACTAGATCTTGGAAAGCCTGCCAACATTATCGGCGGGAGTTTCATCAAGACCAAGTCTATTGTCCGGCTAGCACCTGGTATGGTGCGCCGAACACTGAACCTCATTGGATAGCCCTCCCGGGCTGGCCTTGTTCCACAACTTGGAACGGCTATGCTCCTGATGGTGTTACCCCTATGGGTTCGTACCTTATGCCAGGGGCCGCGTTTGGAGGCTACGATGATCCCTCTTGGGGTCTACCGAAGCTGTATATCGATGATTACACTGGAAGACGAGTCGTCTCCCCTGTCAATCTTGATGTCCTTATCAGTAACTCGCTAGCGAGTATGCTGCCTGGGATCAAACCACGTCTGAGTCTCATAAATTCAATTTATGAGTTAAAAGATATTCCTCAGCTGGTTGGTACACATGACCGCATGAAGAGATTCGTGGATAGTATGGGACGCACCCTCACGGGTGTTTCCTCTCTTCCACTGAAATTCAGAACTCTTCGCGATCTGCTCCTAAGATCACTAAACCTCGGAAGAAACAACATTCCGTCGGACGCCTTCCTGGCGTACGAGTTTGGTTTAGCACCGATGCTACAGGACGCGCTCAACTTGCAGCGTGCCCTCGATGGTATAGGCGAAGATTTGAAACGTCTTCGCCAGAATGCCAGTAAGAAGCTGATCAGCCATTATCGTGCTGCTCTCAGCGACTCAGTAAGTGATTCAGACACGACCACTAACTGGTCACCCTCGAACCTCATTTGGTTCATGGGTGGTTCAGCGGGTCGTCGTAGGGTCGCTTATTCTCTTAAGCAGTTCAATGCGTCCATGGAATACAGTTATTCACTGGGTTCGGATATCTCGGATGCCGAGTTCCAAATCTTGGCTCTAAGTGATGCTCTGGGGGTTAATCTGAACCCCAGGATCATTTGGGCCGCTATTCCTTGGTCGTTTGTCGTGGATTGGGTCGTCGGCATAGGCCGATGGCTCGATCAGTTTAAAACACGAAACATTGAACCGGTGACCATAATAACAAAGTACTGTTGGAGTGCGCATGTCAGGCGGACGGTCGAATGTTTCATTACGACTGGTCTACAGGACTCTTGCCCTCCTATGGTACGCTCGCATTGGGTAGAAGAAGATGCCTACATCAGGCAGCCTTGCACACCCGATGTGTATCGCGCCCTTCAATTGGGCGGAATGGATACTACAAAGTTCCTACTCGGTGCAGCACTTGCCGCTTCTCGGTAGGTCTTGTGCCTCAGGACCGGACTTGAAACCCGGTTGGCTACTAAACACAAACCCACTATCTCGGGTTAAGGAGATAGAAATACTGTATGAGTTTGTCGAATACACTTAATACCAACGAAGTTAAGAATGCAGCAGGTACTGAGGTTGAATTTCAGCATCTGTCGCAGGAAGGTAGAATGAGAATCTTCGCCCAAGTGGGCGAGTCTCCGTCTCTTCAGCATCGTATCAAGGTTTCTCACCAAGAGACTGGTGCTAACACGGAGAGGGTCCGTCGATCCGTCGTGCGCGTTGACAAATATGTCACTGGCGCGTCTGGAAAGATGGTTCCAATCTCATTTTATAAGGTTGCCGTTATTCCCGTAGGGGAACTCTCCAACCTCACCGAAGTCGCGAACGTCTCTGCAGAATTAGATAGCTTCTGTGCCACAACTGGCGCGGCAACTACTGTTCTGTTTGACGGGACCGGTAACGGGGATTCTTGTTTGCTTAATGGTTCGCTTTAAAGAAAGCTAACTCGAACGAGTTATTCTAAAACCATGAAGAAACATTCATTGCGATATGTCGCATTATCCTTGTGCCTCATGGCACTCGGTCTTGCGGGTTGCTCCCTCGATCGGCTGGCGATCGAACACTGGGGCACGTCTCCTGACGTGTCAACAAACGTAGTGCCAATTATTAAGGCATTTTCGTCTGCTGAAGCAATCTAGGACAGAGAGAGTGGGGGCTCCGAAGGGAGCCTTCACTTCTGTCTCAACTGATGGCTGGGGTAGTAATTATTCCAGTCTCGCACTATAGCGTTGGTTTTGTTCAATTGTAGGCGACGACTCGTACTCTGTAATGTGAATCCTTATGGACCACACGAAAAGTACAGATCCGTATTATCAGATCATCGCCGCACTACTAGTTGACTTGCAAAAGTCACATAGTCTAGTGTTTACACCACGTTCATTGCGTTTGACCACCCGAAAGGTTGCGTCTCGCTGTGAACGGGAAGGATTAGGTTTTTTAACTAAAACCTTACCGCGTCTCGGCAAAGCCTTTCAGAGGGCTTTGACGGGAGAAGTTCCGCTAAACTCTATGAGTTTGGCCTTTGACAGCCTCCCTGATAGTAAGCTTCCTAGATTTCTAGGTGAGCTCTTTCAGCGTATCTTCGATAATGACGGTTGGGTCCTTCCAACACCCTGTGTGATCTCAATCAAATGGGTAGTCCGCTTGTGCTTTGTTTTTTATAAGCTCAAACTCGGCTACTCGGCAGATCAAGAACAGAAGGTCATCGACAAGTTTCTTCAAACTGAAGATGATTTGTTGCCTTACAATGAGAAATTCGGCCTCGCGGCTGATTACTTCTCAAATAAACTCTCCGGTGAATGGAAGATTAATCCTCCAGACATCGACAGAGTGGTTTGGAACGCACGCAGATTACTCGCGAGAGTATTCTGGAAGTTCGATCCGACGGATATCATACCTCACCATGGTCCTGGGGCCGTTGCTCAAAAGCAAAAGCTTTGGGACAAGTATACATGGTCCAGTATAAGTCCAAGGATTGTTCAAACATTTCCTCTAGACGCTTATTTTTACGCGTCATTGGGTCATGTTTGCGATCAATTCGACTCATTTGAAAAAGTCGAATTTAGGGAAAATTCTGCACGAGTTTGTCTCGTAGAGAAAGACTCCCGCGGACCGCGTTTGATATCCTGTGAGCCCAAAGAATTCCAATGGGTTCAGCAAGGTTTAAAGGACGCGATAGTTCGGCATGTTGAATGTCATCCTCTAACGAGGAGTAACATTCATTTCACTGATCAGCAGCCTAATCGTTTTGGAGCCCTTTTGGGCTCGTCTACAGGGCAATACGCCACTCTAGATCTTAATGAAGCAAGCGATCGAGTTACTGTTGGTTTAGTTCGTCTGCTTTTCCCAGAACCCCTTTTGGGGGCTCTTCTGGCGAGCAGAAGTCTGTCAACAATTCTGCCTAACGGTAGCGTAAAAACGCTCTGTAAGTATGCACCGATGGGGTCAGCACTGTGCTTCCCTGTCTTAGCATTAACTATATGGAGCTTGCTACAAGCAGCAGAATTAGTGTATAACGAGGACTCCGACTTGGAGTCCTTGCTCGTGTATGGTGATGACGTCATAGTCAAGACGGCGAGAGCCGAGCAAGCTATGCGCATTCTCGAATCGTTTGGGTTGAAGATCAACCGCGATAAGAGTTGTGTCAGCGGACTCTTTAGAGAGTCATGTGGAATGGACGCCTATGGAGGCATTCCCATCACACCAGTGCGTATTCGCACTCTCTGGACAAGTCACCGTTGCCCTGATGTTTATACCGCTTGGATTTCTTATGCCAATGCGTACTATAAACAGGGTTGCTACTCAACGTACGATACAATCGTACAACTTCTTCTCGATGTATATCGAGAGATACCCGATGATACGTGCGGTTTGTCCGTACCTCATCTGGTAGCAGTCCCGGAGGTTCACCTCCCTAAACGCCAACGTAACACTTCAAAAAATCAAAGGAGTCATGAGAATGACTACCAAAGATTGGAGTGGCACGTATGGGACGTCGGGAGTCGGAGAGTTCTGCACGCTATGGATGGTTGGTCTATGTTACTTCGGTTCTTTACCGAGCATAGAAAAACGTCTACGCGTGTCTCCGATAATAATAATAATGATACCTCGCAGAAGCGGTTAAGTGAAGAGACTCTTAATGATGAGTCTCCCTTCTCCGTCAGAACGTACACGGAACGAAAACAGTCGAAACTTCGTAAGCGGTGGTCCGGAAGGACCATTTCCGCGAAGTACGATTACCTCGAAAGAGGTAGTTTCTACCGACAAGAGAATTGTTTGAATCCTCTTAGCCGAGACTAGTGTTCGTTGGCGATGATTAAAGGTGTTTGTTGTTGTGTACAAGTGTATACACCTCATCTACCG